ATCCCCCCTAAGTTTAAGTTTTGTTGTTAGGGTGATTTGTGATAATGAATATTTGACAGCATCCGATACGATCCAAACACCCTCACCGTTCATCACGTCTTGATTTTTGTACACTTGGTGTGTTACGATCATACTGATATTCTGGTGTTTGATTGCATGAACAAATTGCCGAAGCATAGATTTAAGCTGTTTACTGCGTTGGCCTTGGTCACCTTTTAATACACCTTTATCAAAGTTTTCTTCTTCAGTTTCTGTCATCAGCATATCTAAAGAATCGATAACGATGAGGACTTTGGGAGCATTAACGTCACCAATTCCGTACTCGGCTTCGTATGATTTGAGAAATCCGGATATGTATTTCTGCGTCTGTGGAATGGTGTCTAAATCTGCGCGCATAAACATGCTACCATCAACATTTACACCTATTTTTGATGCAAATTCTTCATCTAAGGCATGTTCACTATCACCAACTACAATAAACACATCATCTTTTTGGCCTTCACGCATTGAATTACATGCAAGAAATGTTTTTCCAGAACCTGATGGGCCAGCGAAACAAACCAATCTTCCTTGAGGGATGCCTTTGAGAAAGCTTCCTGAAATTGTTTTGTTTAAAGCGTAATTACCAGTTGAAGTCCAATAACGTGGAGGAGCTGCTGTTCCAATCTCAATTCCAGCTTTCTCCATGTCTTTCATAAAACTATCTTTAATTTTTAACATGACTAATCTCTCTTTTTAGGATAAATCACCGAGGATTTCCTCGGTGATTTTAATTGAAATTACTCAGCCGGTTTACGGTTTTTGCGATTCTGACGTAACCGTTCCAAGATAGCTTCTGGGTCTTCATCATCACCGTCGTTATCGGCTGGTGGAGGAGCAGGTTTATCCTGTTTGGTAGTCTTTGTGACGGCTTCTTTCACCGTTACAATTTTTTCTGTAGGTGTAGAATCACCTTCATCATCTCCATCATTACCGCTTGTAACACCAGAGGATGGCTTATATTCAACCCCAGACATAGCGGCGTTTAGCATAGCTTCAACCTTATCAAAACCTGGATTCTTTGGAAGCAAGGTAGACAAGTCAATTAACGCGGCAGTTACATGAGATACAGTTTCATCATCCAAATCACTGGAGTGTTTAACAAAACTACTACGTGAATAATCCGCGTATTCACCTTGTTGGCGTTTCTTGATCACAAAGTTAGTCCCACCTTCATACAAATACGGAAGGTCGTCTAAATCACCGCTTTCAAATGCATCCTTGATTGAATCGTACAGTTTATTACCAAGAGCAAGGTGACGCACTTTACCTTGATGTTTTTCACCGGTTTCTTTGTTGGGATTCAGTGGATCTTCAATGATGAGACCTTGTGCTAGGTATTGTTTTTTACGCCAATACTTTTTACCGTTATCTTTGTCGTCTTTCTTATAGAAAGCGGCCGACACTTTACAGATTGGACAATCTTCACCATACATTTTCAAACAAGGTACGGATTTTTTCTCACCGTTGATTACCAATGTGTGCATCAATTTCTCAACCATAAAACCGAGTGGATTGTCTTCATTTTTGTCAGGTAGGAATCTGACTACTGCCTGTTCACCAATTTCCATATCCCAAAATGGGTAATAGTTGTTCTGACCGCCGTCGTTGGTGTTTTCAGATTTTTTGAATTGCGATTTTAGTGCTTCTAAAGTTAATTTAGCCATGAGTTTTCTCCTTTGTTTCACGTCTGTTGTTTTTCACTACTAATATATAATAAATTAAAAATACATTCACTTCAAGGGTTATGATAAATTAATTTAATCTACCATACCCCTATTTATGATTTAACCTAAACGAGTTACCATTACACTATTAACATTGAGCAATAGGTGAACATCCCACCACTGTAATAGAGATATCAGATATTGTTGAATCTACATCATTGCTTGTGAAAATATCTATACGGTCACCGGCATTTAATGTAATAAAACTACCAACATATGCAGGGTTTAATTCAAATAAACCCACATTCACACCCGGATTAAATATAATCGATGCTACGTAATCAGTAGTGTTGTCATTTACAACAATGTGTAACACACATTGTGATGTTGATGGCGTTGCAGTATATGCTTGTGATTGTAATAATGTAATAGGGATATTAATCTCTCTAGTCATTACACATGAACCTACTCTAGCGTTAGTATCAAACAGCCCTCCATACACAAAATAAGAAATGTCATATGGAATACTGGTAAGTTTGTTGTTGTTAACATACTGGATTGTTGCAAATGCACTAGCATGAAAACCATCTAATGTATCAGCGTCCAGGTTGCTACCCGATCCACCAACCACATTTAACGTTGAACCAACTAGACTTAAATTATCACCTGGGACTATCTGCTGTGATTTGTTCGTATCAATAAACATCCATTTGTATTCAGTTTCGTTGAATATGTAATAACCATTGTTTATTAGTGAAAGTGTATTGTTAACTTCTAATGCATCACTATTTCTAGGATTAATAAACGACCACGATTGTGATACGGCTGTCCAAACAGCTATTCTCGTATCATAACCAGCAAAACTACCTGATGGTGTAGTTGTAGAGTTTAAACTCACTCCGAATCGTCGATTAACTAAACCTACACCATTAATAAATGAACCTAAATCAATCCACGATGACCCGTCCCAAATCACCAAGCGGCCAGTCATCCCAAACCAGTCACCGCCGCCACCAGGGGGTACTATGTATGCATCTCCCAAGTTAGCATTAGATGGGGGGAATCCAACCGAATCACTTATGAGGTTTGCGAGAACCAATGGATTTAACCAAATTAATCCTGATGTAAGCAAGTCAGCATATTGTTTAGTTACTGCATGAAGTGGTAACGTTGGATCCTGAGCTAAAGTTAGATCCCCAGTTAGAGTTCCACCTGATGTATTAAACTTCTGATCGTGCAATTCTTGTAAATTTGACTGAACGTTCGTTGACGTTAAATATCCATATCCGTTAGTTGGGACTTGTGTTGCATTGTGAGTATGAGACAGCGGAGTCCGTGCATCAAACATTCGAGGATCGTTATTACCAACGGCTATGGGGTTATCTGGATCAATCGGATTAATTGATAATTTCGTTACACCTAT